AAGAAGAAAGAAAACAAGAAAGACAGACACCAACAGACAAAAGATTTTAAGCATGCATTAACCACAAACGTTCAGGATTACCTCCACATGCAGCCAGGATTTTATAATCCTTACTAACATTAGGAGTGGGTTCTTGTAACAACTTATCAGAACCATCCATGATCGTCTTATGGACATCATCCATCAAATCTTTAACTCTACTAGAAATCTTAACATTCTTTTCAGAAGACTTACGCCACTCTAAATATTCCTTCCCTCCTACCATCTCACTATAAGGTTCCATCTGCGAAGTAATAGCCTTATCAAATCCTTCCATGTCCTTTTCAGCCATTTTAACAGAGTACGTACCTGTTTGTACCAATCGTTCACAAAAACGAGTCATTTGGATTCTTCCGAATTCAAAACGACCTTCTCTAGATAGAAACTCAAAAGAACTACTAACCTTAAAATCCTGCATCAAGAGACCATATTCTTCATACAATCTCTTGATTTCAGGTTCATAGATAACAGCAATATCTTCTTCAGCTACTATGAGAGTGTCGTCTCCAATCTGAAAGTGAACCAAATCCTCATTCCAAACAATCTTAACATTATCACAGGCCTTATGACTAAGTAAAAGTACTCTTGATCCATTACCGAATGTAGTCTTAGAAGGATGTCCAGAATACACAGTCCCATGCACTTCAGCTTTTAATAAAATTTTCAATTTATTCTTACCCTTATATACATTACTCTTCTCCATCATACGGACAGGAGTTTTAAGTATGGTCAGGTTCGATAAGATGGCTTCAGTTTCAGTAGCATTAAAGCCTGATAACTTAGCTATAGTGGGTATAACCCCACGTAATAACTTATTATCAACGTGCTCTAAGAACCACTGATGCTGCAAACTATCATGCCGAGTACCGTCCCAACTAATAAATACAGGTCTCTTCATCCGACGATATGCTTGTAATATCTTAGCCTCTAAAGCCTCTGGAGTTGAACCAGAAGCGAAGTTAGTACCAAGCATTTCAGTCTTCTTCAAACACTGCATAGTATTATACATAACCCAACCCCCTACTCCTTTAACTTGTTCAGAAGGATTATAAATATTTCTAGGTTTATATTTATCATTACGCACACCCAATTCACCTCCTTGATGGTGTTGCTTCTCATCTGGCTTAACAACTATATCCATCCTAGAGGGAATATGGGGCTTCTCCTTAAACCTCTTCATACCTTCGAAATAGGCAGCTCTCTTACGTCTAACCTGTCCTCTAACATAGGTGGGAAAATCCATAAGTTCTGATGAAATAGCTACTCTTTTGATTTGTCCGATCAATTCATCAATTCTTGGGTAATTCTCCATCAATCCCAAGCTCTCCGTTTTAGGGAGAGCCATAGGACTGGAAGCACGAACCAAGAATGCCCAAAGACCAGCCAAAGCACTAGCAGGAGCCATTTTATGCAAGAACTTATCATACATTACATCCACCTTGCCCGAGATTTGACCATAAAGAGCTTCCTCATGACTAAGATAATGATACAATTCAAAGAGGGATTTCGAGACCCATGAACAAATGTCTTAAGCTTTCGTAAAGAAGCAGTAGTCAAGTGAGGTATAGCCCACAAATCCATAACTTTGTCAAAAGACAAAAAGTTACGAACATTTTCAGCTCTACCAAAACGAACTTGATTACCCACATATAAATAATAAAAGATTAAGACACCCACAAGAGTCAAAAAAAACCAAAAACAAAAATAAATAAAAACAAAGAATACAAGATAGAATATTTTACATAATATAAACATATAATTATACATTTCATTAAAACCAAATAAATTAAATA